ACCTCTGCTGGCACGATGATGGCGGGAAATACGTACAGCACCAGTCAGTGGAACACGAACCAGGATCTCAACGCGACGTACGAGATTCGCTACTCGTAATCGCTGTTTCTCTCACCTCAGAAGGAGTGGACACATGACCGCATCTCGATCCCATCGTGGGGGGCCTCAAGCCCCCCATCGTCGTTGGAAGAACAAATACGGACAACTCTGGCTCGACGCGGGCTGCGGCTCAGGCAAAACTCCTGGAGCCGTTGGCATGGACCGCCGCAAACTCGACGGCGTCGATGTGGTACATGATATCGAAGTCCTCCCCTGGCCCTTCCCTGACTCCCTTTTCGATCGCATCATCCTCTCCCATGTTATGGAGCACCTCAACCCTAAGCTCCACGTCGATCTGATGAACGAAATGTGGAGAGTGATGAAGCCGAATGGTCAACTCCTCCTCGCCATGCCTTACCCAGGCTCGTTCGGCCACTGGCAGGACCCGACGCACATCAAACCCTGGAACGAAGCGACCCCACAGTACTTCGACCCCGACAAGCCCCTCTACCAAATCTATCAGCCCAAGCCGTGGAAGATCGTGGACGTGGCGATCCACCACTCAGGCAACATCGAAATCCGCATGGAGAAGCGCAATGAGAAAAAGTAAGCGGGAGAATGTGTCACTCACAAGCGAATTCAACCATCCCTACATGCGTCTGCTCATGAACCCCGATGTACGAGCCCTCGCACCGAAGAAGCTCCTCATCGGTATCCCCATGACCGGCACCCTCCGTAGCGAATGGGCGATGTCGCGATGGAATCAGATCATCCCCTGCAATTGGGGTCATAGCGATTGCACACCCACGATGCCATCTGATAGCCCCCTTGGCTATGCCGTCCCCGAAGCGCGTAACATCGTCGTCGATCGATTCATCAACGAGGGCTTCGAGTGGCTCTTCTTCCTCGACCATGACGTGATCCTCCCTCCCACCGGCTTCGTCAAGATCGGGGAGCTGATTCGTCAGTACGGCAAAACCTACCCCGTCATGTGCGGGCTCTACTTCGCGAAGTGCGACCCACCCGAGCCCCTCATCTATCGTGGTCGTGGTAACGGTCACTTCACCGGCTGGAAGCTCGGGGATCATGTGATGGTGGACGGAATCCCGATGGGCTGCACCTTGATCCACCGCAGCATCATGAAGGTCATGTGGGACGATGCCCCTGAGTACGAAGTCAAAGGCATCGGTACGATCAAGCGCGTCTTCGACAACCCCGCCGGAATCTTCTTCGACCCCGAGACCGGAGCCCCCCACGGCTTCAGTGGCACTGAGGACCTGGCCTGGTGCAACCGTGTCATCACCGGCAAGTACCTCGAAAAGTCCGGCTGGAAATCCCTCGCAAAAGAACGCTACCCCTTCCTCTGCGACACCGGCTTTTTCTGCTTCCACATCACCAATGACGGACAACGCTACCCCCTCTACGTCCCCGTCCGTCATCGACCGAAAGGTAAACCACGTGGACCAAAATAGCTCCATCCCTCTCGGCTGGCCTATTCTCGCCTCTGTGCTTGACAAGATCGAAGCTATGTCAGAAGATGAGTGGCATAGATTTTGCAAGTGGAGGAGGGACCGTGCCGACACTCGAAGTCACCGTACAAGTGAAGATCGACGGGATGTCGGTTGCCGGGTTTCCCTTGAGCCGCCGAGTGACAGCGGACGAACTACAATCATTCGCGGTTGAGATTCCTGCCCACGGTTCGACTGGCGAAGGGACGATTATCCCTCTCAACTTTCTCGACAGTGTTCAGTCACTTGTCCTCACAACCGATCGTACTATCACCGTAGCCTTGAACGGTGGTCTCCCGTCACAAGGATTTGGTTGCCCCACCGTCAGCGCCGGGGGCCTCCTCATCATCCTCAACGGCGATCTCGGCAACGGCTTCGTGCAAAACACCATCAACAACCTCTCCGGTGCAACTGCCAACATTCGCGGCATCGGGGCTGGAACATGAACACCCCAGCAACCCGCCTCTCCCTCTCCCGCCACAGTGTCCACTCCCACTGTGGAACCCCTGAGCCGGGAAGCTGGGGCCCATTTCGGAGGCGACGTGGATAATCTCCTCCGTGATCTCCTCATCCGTCATGAAGGCATGCGCCTCAAGCCATACCGCGATATCGTAGGCAAGCTTACTATCGGAATCGGTCGCAACCTCACGGATGTCGGGATCTCCAAGGTTGAGGCGCTCGTGCTCCTCGCCAGCGACATCGAACGGTGTGAGCGTGAAGCCGCGACGTTTCCATGGTTCTCCGGCCTCACCCAAATCCGTAAATATGTCATCCTCTCCATGCTTTTCAACTTGGGCCTCCCCCGCTTCCTCAAGTTCGAGAAAATGCTCCACGCCCTCAGCGGTGGGGCCTGGGAGCAAGCCGCTGTCGAGATGCTGAACAGCCAGTGGTCCAAACAGGTCGGTTCCCGGGCACAGGAACTGGCCTACATGATGCGTCACAACGATTGGATGAGGGTATGAATGAACTTCGACCGATTCTTCCAGATTTGTACTGTCGCAAGCTGGATCGTCGTCGGGATTGTCTTTTACTTTGGAGACCGAACGACATCGGCCTTTGAGGTCAGCTCCATCCGCGAGCGCGTCTCAGTCGCCGAGCAGAAAATCGAGCAGGAGACACGCGGCTACTGGCAAGTCCAGGCTGAGCTGACTCGCCGTCTTGAGCGCCTCGAAAACAAGGTCGATCAGCTCCTGACTCGTCGATAGGAGGACACCATGCCACTCTGGATGACTGCACTAATGCCTCTCGTGACGAAAGCTGTCGAAGGTTTCGTGGATCGGGCATGGACAAACAAGAAGCAGACACTCATCGGTGTCGGTACTGGGGCAGCCGTCTACGAATATCTCACCATGAAACTCCAAGAAGTCGGCTGCAATCTCGACGCGCTCTCACTTGGGCCTATTGTCGCGGGCCTCGTCCCCGTCCTCATCGGCGCACTAGGATATGACAAGCCACGCGTTGTGGTTGCGGCAGCGACGGATAAGCAGGAGATCCCCGGCCCCCATGCGAACCCTTGAGAAATATCCGCAGCGTGAGGTGCTTAACCCCACGGCTGAACAGCTCGGCAAGTGCGGGCAGTGGGTCCAGCAAGAAGTCGAGGATGCCTACGCGGCCAAGTCTGCTCAGGAGCGCCTGTGGCAGGACCTCCTCCGTCAGTATGAGGCAGTCCCTAAAAAGGCCGTCGTCAACACCCCAATCGAGAATGCCCCGAACGTCGAAGTTCCGCTCGGCGCAATTGCCTGTGACTCGATCTACGCGCAAATCATCGACCTGATCTACACCGTCAGCCCGATCATCACCTGTCGCGCCGTCAACGGCCCCCAATTCATCCGCCACGCGAAGGCCCTTCAGACCTGGGTCAACTACATGGCCCAGAACGAACTCGACCTCCGTCTCGCTGCTGAGCAAGCCATCATGGATGACTGCCAGCTTGGGACCGGAGTGTACTACATCCCCTTCCAAGAGCACGTCCAGAAGGCGCACTCGTTCAAGGTCAAGTCTCGTCGTCCCGTCGTCCTAGCCCACCCCGTCGAGGACGTCATCACTCCCGGCGGCGTCATGCTCGACGTGCAGAAGATTCCCTGGATTGGCCTACGCTTCTGGCACACGCAATCGGAGCTGAATGGGCGCGCAAAGTATAGGAAGTGGGATATCTCAAAATGCACCCCCACTGCCTCGAAGGATTGGGTCCGCCATCGCCGCGAGACGCTCGCCCGCACAAAGGACGAGACGACTCGTCGAGTGGACATTTTCGAGATCCACTATATATATGCCTCCTACGACATCGATGATGATGGCTTCGACGAGGATCTCCTCATTACGTGGGATCGCACCAGCAACAGCCTCCTCGAAGTCCGTTACAACCCCTACGATAAGCGTCCCATCGAAAAGATGTGCTACCAGATTCGCCCACATCTCTTCTGGGGCATCGGGATCATGGAGATGTTGCAGACCTTGCAGGAGGAGGAGACGATCCTCCACAACCAGCAGCTCCTCAATGTGATCCTCGCCAACGCCCGCATCTGGAAGGCCCGCACTGGTACGGTGCCTGAGAACCTCAAACTTTGGCCGAATCGTGTGGTGAGTCTCGCGGACCCGGACGATCTCAAGCCTGAGGCCATGGCCGACATCTATAACTCCCTCCCAGCGACTCAGGCGATGATCGACTCCCTCGCGCAGCGTCGAGTAGGTGCGAACGAACTGACACAGCCATCGCAGTCTCAGACATTCGGCAACCGAACTCCCGGCATCACAGCCCTCTCCCTCATCCAGCAAATGAACAAGCGTTTCACCCCTGCATTCGACGGCGTACGGCTGGCGACGAGCGCGGCTGTGAGGCAGGCCGTGTGGCGGTACAGCGAGCTGCTCAAGGATGGTGACATCGAGATCGAGGACCACATCATCAAGCGCCTAGGCCCCGAGGAAGGCCGTCTCGTCATCGAGCTTCTCATGGACCCAGAATTCGACCAGCATGTGAGCGTGGAACTCACTGCCTCCAGCGCCAGCATCAACCGAGATGCCGACCGCCAAAACGCCATCATGCTCGCAAACTTCCTCGAACCCTACTACGAGAAGATGATCCAGCTCGTGGCGATGATCTCCAACCCACAAGTTCCTGAACAGGTTCGCACCGTCGCGCTCAAATCCTCCCAGGCCCTTGGTGAACTCCTCGATCGCACCCTACGCACATTCGACCAGACCCGCGACCCTGCAACCTTCATCGTGGACATCGCCCCCGAGATTCAGCAGGCGCAGGAGCAGGCCGATCAGATACAGCAGGCTCAAGCCATGATGACATTCCTTCCCATGCTCATGGAAGGAGCCAACCCCGCACAGCAACCCACTGGCAATGTCGAACCTGGACAGGCATAGATATTGCAATTGCAGGAGTGATGCCCTATGATATGGCTGGACGCGCTGAAGGAACATCGAGTTGGGTATGAGGATTACAAAGAGTATCTCACTCAACGCATTCACGAGGCTCAGTCAAATTTCATGAACGCGAAGGATTTCGAGACGGTGTTGAAGATCAAAGGCCGCGTCGAGGCACTTCAAATCCTCCTCCTTGACGCCACCGCAGAAGAACGAGAGGAGCAGGCGATCCATGCCAGAGGGAACTGAAGAGACCACTACAACCGAATCGACGACCTCCACCACCCCTCCCCCGGTGAGCCGCGAGGAATTTACCGCCCTCCAGACCGGCATGCAGCAGGCCTTCGAGGGAATCAACGCTTCCCTCCAAGCCCTCGCAGCGGCCCGCAATACCCAAGTCGGCGCACCGCACACGACTCCCGCTGAACCCTCCCTCGAAGACATCGCTGCCGAATTTGAGCAGGGTAACACGAAAGCTGGCCTCGCCAAGGTCGTCGGACTCATCGGCTCCCGCGAGGAGAAGTGGAAACAGACTCTCCAGGCAACCCAGGACTCCAACACTCGCAGCCTCGCCGCAATGGCCCGTGAAATGGCAATGGGGTCTCGCAAGGCCGATGGCACCCCTCGCATGAAGCACTATGAGAAGTACAAGAAGGAAATCGAGGCCGCGTTGGCGAATGCTCACCCCGATGACCTCAAGAACCCCAACGCCTACTTTGCCGCCTACTCCTTCATCGTTGGCCAGCACATGGATGAGATCGAAGAAGAGGCTCGCCGTGGAGCGGTTCGTGGGGATCGAGATCGAGACACCGGCGGAAGCACCGGCCAGACAAGCCGCACGACCGTCATTAAGGACGACACCCAGACAGCCAACGGCCTCTCCCAAGAAGAATTGACGATCCTCGAAAGCATGGGTCGCACCCCCGAGCAATATGCCAAGTCTTGGGGCTATAACTCTGTTGAGGAGCTTGTCAAGGCCCGCAAAGCTGAAGGAGTGAAAGCATGAGTGACGCAGTCAAATCTCGTCCATTCGTCAGACGCCCTGGCTCAGACGTGAAGTCCACCCAGCCCGGCCTCCCCCCCGCCGGTCATCAGCGCGATGAGGAATTGAAGCGTCGAGCGGATATCCTGGCCGAAGAAGGTGAAAAGCGGGCGAAGGTTGAGGGGGTCGAAGCGATCGATCCTAATTCCCTCACACTCGAATCCGAACTTGTCTCCCAGATGGACGAACTCTCCGTCACTAACCGCCAGCCTGGATACGAATACTGCTGGGTCAACTTCGACTCTCCAAGCCACGCTCGCGGCTTGATGGTCAAGAACAAACTCCGTGAGAAAGGCTGGGAGATCGTGTGCGGAGATATGCCTGAGGCCATCGAAGTCAAGGATGTCGCAGGTAATCGTCGGGTCGGTGATGTCATCCTCATGCGTATCCCGAAGCCTCTCTACGATGCTCATCTCCGGCTCGAACGCGAGCGGGCCGCTCGCATGTCGGGAAGCTCCCACAGCACCCTCCAAGAACTCGGCGAAAAGTACCGTGGTCGTGGCGTCATCGTCCACACACCCGACAACATGGACCCCAATCTCCTCAAGACGATGGAATCCCGCGCCCGAGGCGCAATGGCAGCGAACCAGAAACTCGACCAATCGCTCCGCGACGGCAGGATTGACGGACTGTAAAGGAGGCTATCATGGCTGTCAGCACACTTCTCTCCAACGCAATCTCAATCCGGCCCAGCCAGCACTCGGGGATGGGACATCGACTCATGCGCGGCCGGGAAGGCTCCTCGCAGGACTTCACGGTTGGAGCCCCCCTCATCCGCTCATCTGGATACCTTGTCGAAGCCTCGGCTGACCCTGTCGCCGACATCGTCGGAGTCGCAGCGGGGAACTCAACTGGCACGCAGGGTGCTGAATGCCTCTACTGGCCCGCGACTCCAGACTTCGTCTTCGAGGCAACTCTGGAAGACCAGTCAAACGAGAACCACGCGCTCGTCATCACGAACATGTTCACCGACTATGCGCTCCAGGTGGATTCGTCCAACAACTGGTACGTGGACGAGAACGACACGACCAATACCTGTGTCTGCATCGTCGGCGTGAAGAACAGCACCGACATCACCAACGCTACCGTTAGATCCCGAGTCCTGTTCGTGTTCTTGGAAGATACGACCGTCTACAACACGTAGGTCTGAAGTCAACGAAGGAGGCCTCCCATGTCTATGACACGCCAAGCGTTCAGTGCCCTTCTGGCACCGGACCTACGCAAAGTGTATCTCGAAACGGGGAAAGAATACCCCACCGAGTACACACAGGTTGTCAATGTCGAGGATATGAACTGGAACCCAGAGACCGACCGTCAAATGTCCGGTCTCGGCCCGATGGGGGAAAAACCCGAGGGCAGCCAGTTCAATCTCGACCAGCCCATCCTCGGCGGGACGAAAGCCTACACCGCCACTCCCTACGGTCTCGCGATCGAGATCACCTGGGAAATGTGGCGAGACGAGCTGTATGGCACGATGGCCGATATGGTCCGTGAGATGGCTCGCAGCTCCCGCAACCGCGAGGAAGTGGCAGGCTGGGATGCTCACAACAACGCCTTCTCAACCTCGTTCGTCGGGTTCACGGCGGGCGAGTCGCTCTGCTCTACTGCCCATGTGAGCTTCGCGACTGGCACGAGCCAGGCGAATCGCCCCTCGACCGACATCGGATTCAGCGTCACGGGAATTCAAAACTCCCTCATCCGATTCCACAACCTCACCAACGAGCGCGGGCTGCCTCAACTGATCCGCCCCACGATGGCGATCGTCAGCGCCACCAACGTCTTCATCGCCCGCGAGATCCTGGGTAGCTCCTCACGACCCTACAGCGCGGACAACGAAATCAACGCACTGGTGCAGGAGGATCTCCGGTGGATGGTTTCGCACTACAAGACGAACGCGAACCACTGGCATCTTCAGGCGAAGAAGGGCGAGCACGACATCAACTTCCGCTGGCGTGACCGGCCGATCTTCGATAACTTCGACAATCCCTGGACCAAGAACGCCGTGTTTACCTGCTACCAGCGCCACACCGTCAGCACCTTCGGGAGCTGGCGTGGGATCGATGGCAGCACCGGCTAGCCCACGAGGAAAGGAGCCCGAACATGAGTGGATCTCGTTCACCGTGGGTCTATACGCATACGAAGGATGTTGGAGGGGTTCATGTCCATCCTTATGATGGGCTGCCCCTCAATGTGATTGACCAGATCTATCCAAGGACCGGCGAGCCGAGTACATCAGGGGCCGCTGGCGTCGTGGGATACTTCAGTCAGTTTTTCGGTTGGGAGGGTCCCACTGCTGAAGGTTCTGCCTCCGGCTGGACGCTCTCGGGTGCAACCGGCACGGCGACAGTCGTGATCAACAATGTTCGCCACGGCGAGATCGTCCTGACTGCCGACGCCACCGCGAACTGTGACCCGACGCTTCAGTATGGCAGTGCCACACTTGGGGCTCGATTTGTCTACCAAGTCGGCAAGCAAATTTGGTGCTTCACCCGCTGCAAGCTTTCCACAATCACGTCGATGGAGTTTTTCTTCGGGCTCGGGACTCCCGACACCGAGCCGACCGTCACGAACACCCTTCCCGCCGACGGCATCTTCTTCGAGAAAGCCAACGCGGCTACGAACCTCGACTTCCATGCTCGCCAGGATGGGACTTCGACGGAGCGCACCTTGATGCTCCCGAGCGTCCTTGTCGATGATACCTATGTGATCATCGGGTTCGTGGTGGATAAGCTGGGGAACGTGATCCCCTATCACAATGGGACAGCACTGGTGAGCAAGACGATTGCGGCGGGGGATGCGAATCTCCCCAGTGCGGCGGCTGATGTGATGCAGTTCATCACCGGGTTCCGTGGTGCCTCCCAGACCGCAACCTACGATTGGATCATGTTCTTTCAGGAGATCTAGTGCCCTCAACCTCAAAGAAGCAGCAACGCTTCATGGGTGCTGAGCTGGCCCGCAAGCGAGCGGGGAAGCGAACGAAAACTGGTATGAGTGAGGACCAGCTTCGAGATTTCGCCCGCTCTCGCACGAAAAGGACCAAGACGACATGAAAATGATGCCAGGCAAGGTCGCGATCAAGCTGGACCCACCCGACGAAAAGATCGGCTCCATCATCATCCCTGACAACGCGAGGGACAATTGCAGCTTGGGAACGGTCTACGCAGTCAGCGACGAGCCTTGGTGGGTGAACTTCACGCAGCGGATGCCGCTCGTCAAGGTTGGCGATCGTGTCGTCGTCGGTCGCTATGCCGGGATCGACCTCTCCTACAACGGCCTTGACCTCAAGATCCTCCAGCATGATGACATCATTGCAATCATCCCTCCAGACTTCGAAACCCCCTTAGGACCGTTGGCCCTGTCGGTCTCTGAGGACATCCATGCCACATCGAGTTGAAGATGTCGCACGCGATGCCCTTGCTGCCTGTGATTGCTCCGCCGGGCATCTCCTTGCCTCACAGTGGGTAGTCTCCCGCTACCAGCAACTTGCCACACGAGTCCGCCTCCGCCACCTTCGTCGAGTCGGTGAGCTGAGGGTGCCTGGCCAAGTGACGGCTGGGCTCGCCAACTTTACCCTCGGCTCAGACCTCATCACTGGTGATGCGACAGCCCAAGCGGCCTGGACATCAGACATGATCGGGCGACACATTCGAGGGAAAGTCGTCTGGCACGAAATCGTCAATGTAACATCTGGAGTCCTCAAGATCGCCTCCCCCTACACGGAGTCTTCAGCCTCCGCCTCCTCCTACACGATCGTCCAGCAATGGATTCCCCTCGACCCCCTCGCCACATTCATCGGTCGTCAGTTCATCTACGCCGAGCGTCGAATCGCGTTTGACTTGAGGCAGCGAGAGGAACTCGATAAAGCCTACCCCTCCAGGCAGGCCGTCGGCCGTGGTCCTGACATCGTGGCGGAGGCTCCAGCCCTCCCCGATGGCACGCGGCGAGTGGAGATCTACCCCTACCAGCAGGACCCCCTCACACTCAAGTACATCTGGTGGCCGAATGTCGGGGAGATGCAGCCACAGGATGCCCTCCCGCCACAGCTTCAGAAGTACGCGCTCAAGGAAGGTGTCCTCATCGATATCTACCGCTACAAGATGGCGCAGGCGGCTGACAAGGGTGAGATTGAAAAGGCCGCATTCTGGCGCAACGAGATGCGGACCCAGGAGACGAAATGGGAAGTCTACATCCGTGAACTGATGCAGTCCGACAATCAATTCGACGATCTCACGTTCATTCTCGGCGTACCTGGGATTGGGATGAGTGATTCCGACATCCGCACGGCTCAAGATCAGGTTCTCTCCATGTGGCCCAGATAGGGGGTGATGAGATGTATAAGACTGGTATGAAGAAGGGAAAGAAGAAAGGCAAGTAATGTGGCAACCATCGGGAATCTGGTTGACATCCTCCTCGAACGGGTGCGGGATGCACAGGGCCAATTTCACGCTCGCTCCCTCGTTCGAGAGGTCTTCCTCAATTGCCAGTGGCAGATGTACCTCGCGCTCAAGCCTGAGCTAAGCACGACAACCCTCTCGACAGTTCCCGGCCAGAATCACTATCGCCTCACCACCAACAACCTCGGCCTCCGTGTCATGCACGTGCGGGATGGGGGGCGCGATCTGACGAAGCTCTCCGATTTCTCCCAGTTCACTCACCTCGACCGACTGTGGTGGGGGAAAGTCGGCCCACGGCACGAGGCCTGGACGCAGCTAGGGCAGGATTATCTCCTTATCTACCCTACATCCTCCTCCTCCATCACGCTTGACATTGTGTATGTACCCATGTATGTTGGGTATGGGAGCGACGGTGATACGGTCCTCATCCCCCAGGAGTACCATGAGTCACTGTTGAGGCTGGCTGAAGGGATCATTCTCTTGCGGCAAAAGGACTTTGCGGCCTCTCAGCAGGCGATTAACCGATTCATCGAGGAAGCCCGCCCCGAATTCCTCGCCGAGCGACTGCATGTGGTGCAGGATCAGCCGGAACCGATCGGGGCACAACTGAAGGAGGGTTGAGATGCGTGCATGGATACTGATAGGAGTGGTGCTGATGCTGGCGGGGTGCGGAACGAATAGTGCAGTAGGGTATCCTGATGGGAGTGGTTCGTATGTGGTCATGCGAACACTCACGGACCCTTCACCCTTTGCAGCTACACAGCAACGCAATTTCATGGAGCGATGTCACACGAAGACCGCAGATGGATATACTGACTGTATGTTCATCATCACCCCAAACGACCGACACACCTCCGCGCCTGGTTATGTGGCTGGGCCGTTGCAATACGCTCTCCCGAGTGCGGCGGGGGCCTATGCAGGATATGCAATCGGGCAAGGGCTGAAGGGATCGGGTGACACGGTGACGAACAATACGCAGTCTGGTGCCGGAGCGAGTGCTGGTGCGTCGAGTAATCAGTCTCAACGAAGCACGAACATGAACGAGTCCTTCAATGGGAAGGGTTATCAGTGGTAGGGTAGGATCTCATGCCTGATGTCAGTGTCTTTGACACCATTGCAGTCACTGAGGGTGACGGTCCTTCTCTTCGGGCTGTCTCCCTCAGTGAACTTCGTATCTTCTCCCTCGCCTCAAACCTTGCGTTAGGGGATGTCACCACCTCCTCCTTCGATCGCTTCTTCGACGCGGTCATGCGAGACTTGGCCTGGACGACGGCGCTCATCGAGATCAGCACAGAATCCATCTCCTCCGGCCAAACGAGTGTGACCCTTCCCACACTCGCCATGAAAATCGTGGCGGTGTTCTTTGAGGATCGTCAATTGGACCCGATCTCGCTTCGATCCCTTGAGTCTTTCGACCCACAGTGGCGAGACCGTCGCGGAGAGCCGGTAGGGTATGTGACGGAGGGTGAAGCCACGAGAACCTATCGACTCTATCCGGTGCCGGATTATCCTGGCACCTTGACCCTCTTCCATACCCAACTTCAGGTCGCTGTGCCGAGGTGGCTTGAGCTACCGCTCGCCTATGAGATCCTTTCCCGAGAATTCTCCCGCGAGAGCAATCACCGAGACGATACAATGGCCCAGATGTGCGAGCAGATGTCTACGCTCCTCCTTTCCATGGTGCAACTGTGAAGAAGGTCGCCTCCATCCCACAGATCAGGCGCGGGGGGAGCGAGACGATCTCGGTCGAGGAGATGAATGAGCTTATCACGACGCTGAATGAGATCCTCCAAAGTCTGACGACTCCTCTTGTGGGGGATGGCGAGACTGCACAGGTGATTACTCCCGATGCGGCAGGATTCAAGGGAGTCCATACACTTGGGGGAGGAAGTCTCTTCCTCCTCTCCAGCGTGACCGCCCTCACCCTCGGGGGGTTCGCTGGCGGATTCGATGGTCGAGTCGCGACGATCCGCAACAACGGCGCACAGACCATTACGCTCAGGCATGAATTCACTGGCATCGAGGAGGAGAATCGTATCTCGCTTCGCACCGGCACAACCCTGACGATCACTGCCGGATCACAACTGGCATTGATCTATGACGGCAAGTCTCAACGATGGGTGCCGCTGGCGGTGGGACCGTGATTGCTGCTGCCGTGTGGTACTTCATCGCCGTCGTGGCAAGTACGGATCAATCCGTGATGCTTGGCCCCTATGACACGAAGGCGATCTGCGAGGAGATCCGTCGATATGTCATGACGGAATACGTCGTGTCAGTCGGCCCCTGTGTGAGGATTCATACCATGAAGGCGCATCAATGAGAATCTCCTGGCACGACTTCAGCAAGGGCCTCTGGGTCCTCGGCGGGAAAGAGCAGACGATGCAGGGGTTCGTGCGTCGTTCAGTAGGGATGCACTCCGTTCGCCAGCCGTCGCTAAGGTCGCGCAATGGGAGTCAGCGGGCCAACGTGAATGCCCCAAACCCCGTCAATGCCATCCAGATCGGGGTCGATGGAACGGGGTTTCCAATCATCTCCACCTCGACGACGATGTACTATGGCAGTTCGATCGTGACATCGAGTCTGACTGGAGATCGCCCCATCACGATTGTGGCCCCTGTCGAGAATGGTGGCACAGACTGGGTCTTCATCTCTTCCAGTGGAGTCAAGGGGAAGTTTCGTACCGGCACCCCCACGACTGTCCATGAATGGGGTATCGCGGCCCCTAGTACAGCTCCCACCGCAGCCGACAACGGTGCAGGAGCAATGGCGGCGGGGACGTACCAATATCGCGTCACCTTCGGGAGTTCCTTGACCGGGTCAGAGAGCAATCCCTCCAGTGCGGCCTCTGTCACGATCGGGGCCAGTCGGCAAGTACAGTTGACGAGCATCCCGGTGTCCACCGACGCACAGGTGGATCGCCGACATATCTATCGTACCTCGGCAGGAGGATCGCTCTTTTTCCTCCTCACGACAATCAGCGATAACTCCACGACGACATACAACGACAACACGGTCGATGCGAACCTGAACACGGACCTCCTGTTCTTTGATAATGTTAAGCCGGACTCTAGCTATAACTTCCCCTGGTGGAGTCCCTCCCTCCAACGCATGTTCTGGTGCCAGGATGGCTCCAGCTCGGGGTCTCAGGAGAGGATCTACTATAGCCCCCCCGGACGGCCTGAGAGTGTGCAGGGGTTCATGCGGACAGGCTCTCCCGGCTCCGGCATCATTGCGGGGGTTGAGTGGAACGAACGTAACTGGGCATTTGGGGGAGATGGCATCTACCGAATCGATGGAACAACTGAGCCGTTCGTCGCAACCAAGATCAGTGCCACGCAGGGGATCGTTCCGGGGAATAGTTGGGTCATTGCCGTCACGCCATCGGGGATTGTCTACTACGCCACGGACCGCACACTTCGCATCTTCGATGGGCAACGTACGATCCCGATTGGATGGGATCAGTTTGAGGGTCTCACGAGGCTCTCCCCTACAACAGAACTAGACCTTACCTTCTCCCCCACCTCCATCGCCTATGGCCGAGACGAGATTTTCCTGGCGAACACCTCGCGCACGCTGGCCTATCACACCATGGCCCAGACGTGGCGGGAGCTAGGGGTAGGGTGCTCCACGATTACCATGTCGAACCCGAATGATAACCTCTATGCGAGCTTCAATGGGGACGCGCAGAGCCTAGAGCTACAGGGCCTCACAACGGATACGGGGGCAGGCATCTCCATCGACTGGGAACTTGGGGGGAATCTTCAGGACATCTCCCAACATGCCACACTTCAGCGCATCTACCTTGACATTGACACTTCCGATATCCAAGTCACCGCGATCTGCCTGATGGATGGGACTGTCTCTCAGGCATTTGTCTTTTCCACCCCGATTCGCCAGATGGTTGAATTCAACATCGGGCGCACGTGCCGAGTCTTCTCCGTGAGACTCCAGGGGACCGCCAACGCGACCGTCGAACTATTTGGTATCGAGGCGGATGTCTACATCCCCGGAAGCCAACCAAGCGCGGGAAGAGGATGACAATGGAGCTGGAGGGGCTTACAATAGAGGATCAAGGAGCACACCATGGGACTCTTCGATAAGCTGACCAAAGGCGCAGGAGACCTCTTTGGGTCCATCTTTGGCATTCGACCGGCCAAGGAAACGAACCCGTTTGCTGGGCAGGCGGCTGGAATGGCCGACCAGTTCGTCCAGATGGGCATGCCTGTCCAGCGGGAGATCAATCAACAGCTCACGGAAGCCCTTCGCACTGGCGGCATCCAGGCCCAGATGCCGATGATCACCCGTATGATGGACAACATGCGGCTCTCCAGCGGGAAGGCGATGCGAGCGACGACGATGGGGTTGCAGGGGCGGCGACTACTCGGTACTCCCTTTGGAGAATCCATCCTTGCCAACCAGCGGATGGAGAGCGAGAACGCAATCGGGCAGATTGGCCCACAGATGGCCCAGTGGTTCATCCAGCAGTTCGGCGGGAACCCCATGGGTCAAATGCAGATGGGGGCGAATGCCGCCGTAGGGGCCGCAGGGGCACAGGCTCCGGTGATGTCCAGTCAGAATCAAGCCTATGCCAGCCTCCTTGGAGACTTTATGAAGCTCGCAATGGGTGCCGCGAAAGCTGGTGGAGGAGCTACAGCGGGGCAGACAGGAGGCTGATAGTGAAATACCTTATCTCAATCCTTATGCTTTCCCTTACCGGATGCGCTGGGGCTGGAAGTGCTACTCACAATCGAGACGACTTCTCATACCAATCCGGCCCCCACATCTACGGCCACATCTCCGGCTACCAGTACGGGAACCACGTCCAGTTCTACGATGGTCAAATCGGCTATGTGAACGGAGATAACCTCTACCGAAGCGACGGCACGATCCACTACCGCAACCAGGGAAATCTCTACTAATGCTTCCCGCCATTCTCGCGATGCTTGGGCTTGCCGGGGCATCAGCCAAACAAGGCTATGATGAGCGCAAGGCTGAGCAAGCTGAATTTAAGCTCAAGCAGGAAAAGCAGCAGCAAGCGATCCAGATGGAGAATCAGAAGTACTTCACAGAGCTGTTCAAGGGAGATCTCGACCCCGACTCCGCGATGATGCTGGGGCAAAGTGCGGTGAAGCGCGGGATGGACCCCAACCTCGTCGCCCCGATGGTGGGTCAGTCTACCCAACGATGGGCCGAGCAGCAGGAGTGGAAGAATCTTATCAGGGGCTTTCTCCAGTCTCAGGGGGGGATGCCGGGGGGTGCGCCTGGGGTCGCTCCCTCACCCACGACATCCACGATGGCGATGCCCTCACCTGCGACACCAAGCGAGGGGCCTCCCACCGTACCAATCGACACCGCCGCCATGTACCGCCGCATGCACGGCATCGACGACCGGATCACAGAGCTTCGGGAAGGCTACCGCGATGTCGAGGTGGAGAACTTCCAGACTCCTATCGGGGCTCCCCCTGAAGGCTCCCCTATCGACCCCCTGATGCACGAGCAGTCGATGATGATGGGGGAGCTAGAGAGCCAGCGAGCGAGGTTTGGTGGGGCGGAACAGCCAACGACCCCCCTCTCACAAACCACCCCCCAAATGCCCCCCGCGCAGCCCTCCGTGGCCCCACAGACGACTTCGGCTGTGACCCCTACCCCTCAGCCGCAGGACCTCACGATCCCCCGCCCCAGGGCCGGGATGAAACCCTCCATAAGCCTCTCCGAGTCAGGGGCTAGCGTCACCTTGACCCCCACCGGCCCCCTCGGAGGGAAGGAGATCACCGCCGACCTCATCTCCCAAGCTCGCGCCCAGAACATGCCGGTATACAAAATCAACGCCGCCCTGGACGCCGAGAACGCCCGACGCCGAATGACTGGCGAGCCCCCACTCGAACCGGACCGCCAGGCCCTCGAACAATACGAGGATCTCCGCTTCGAGACAGTCCGTAAGCAGATCGAGGACGACCTTCGCAGCCGCATGGACGCCGGTTCCGCCTTCGTCGCCGCCACCCAAGCTGCCTACGACCAAACCGGCCACCTCCCCCAACGCTGGCAGAGTGTCATTCAACCCAAGGAGGGTGATCTTGCTGCATCCGCCTATACGAAAGCTGTGGCTCAGGCAAGTGAAGCACTCCCGAAAGTTTTGGCGACGGCGGGCGAGGCGAAGACGCCGACTGCCATGAGAGGGGCGATTCCCCCTGGGTTCCTCTCCCGCGCGATTGACCAGACTCCACACCTTCGCCCGGAGGACTCCATCAGGGCCAAGCACGTCGCGGCCGAGACACTCACGCAGCGCATCATGCCCCAGCTCCAGCAAGACTTTCCTGGTCGCACCCAAGCCCAATACGCCGCTCTGGCCATGCAACTCGGGGCCTACGCCGTCGATGGCGAAGTCCCCCGCGAGTGGCACGACGCGGTGATGGGGCAACCCCAGGCTTTCGGGTTCAGCCCTGCTCAGGCCGAAATGATCCAGGCCCTCGGGATCAGCCCCTTCGACCCCGACGCAGGCGGGCGAGCCCAGGATGCGATCACGCAGCAGGCGTTCCAGCGACAGTTCCAAGAGAAGGCCCTCGGCACGGCTCAGGACATTCAGGCCGTCGAGGAAACCGCCCAACGTCTCCAGCCAGGTGTCGCGACTCCACCGAGGGCTCCCGTCAAGTCCCCTGCCGAGATCCAGGCCGGGCAGGAATCCCGCGCCCTCACTCAGCGCGGCAAGACCGAGACACAGCACAAGGAGATCGAGCACCAATTCTCCAAAGCTCCCACAGGAGCCGTTGAGAAGATTCAGCCCGTCGATGACCTCTACGTCACTGGGCTCTCGATCCTGAAGCATGCCACGACAAAGGGGAAGGACGGCCAGTCTCTCCTCGACAAGTACGGGGACCAGCCAGCCTTCTATTTCGCGACCAAGCAGGCCTTCCAGAAGCAGTTTGGGGCCGTGCCCGCCGACGTCGCCAAGTACATCGCCCTCCTCGGCAAGATCTTCAATGTCGAGAAAAAGACATTCGCAGGCACCGCAACCTCACTCAACGAACGGAGTGACTTGCTGACGTTCATGCCGGACCCCAAGGAAAACCTCCGCACGGCCCTGCAAAAGGTCCAGACCCTCATCTCCGCAGCCGGGACGGAGCTGGAGCGAGACCTGGGATTCCTCGAAAAGAACTACCCCAAGTCTGACTTCTCCTCGTTTGGCTATCGAAAGATCCAGAAGGCTCGCCAGGCGCAGAAGGAAGCCCAAGGGAAGGAGAAGCCCTGATGGCTGACCCAGAACTCAGCACGCTCGACGATCTCCTTTCTGGGGGCATTCCTGACGAAACGGTGGACCTTGGTGGGGCACCGACGAGCACCAAAACCTTCGCCGACCTCCCTGAGAAGCTCGCCTTCGTCGGGGGGCTCGCTGGGGCTCAGCCCGGGCGCATCGCTGGGGCAGTCCTCGGTACCCCCGCCGGTGGACCTATCGGCACCGTCGCCGGGAGTCAGGCTGGAGCCGGTGTGGGAGCTGCAATCGGAGCCACCGGGGGCCACTTCCTCGGGCAGTCCTTCCAAGACCTCGCAAACGATGTCCCAGTGAGCCTCGATCGCATCGCCCAGAATCTCACCGAGGCCGCCAAGACTGGGCTCATCCAGGGGTCCGCCGAGATGGCACTTCCCGCAGCCGGGCAGATCATTACTGGCCTCGGTGGGAAAAAGGTCACCGAGAAAGGTGTGGGTTGGGTGGCCGGAAAGATGGGCCAGTACATCCTCCCCCAGCATGGCTCCGTCGTCCAGATGACCGAAAAAGCGGCCCAGAAGGGGGGCTCCACCCTTACCGCCGGGCAGATGATTGAGCCGGGCAGTGAGGAATCCCACCGCATGCTCAAACTGTTCGAGAACCTCAGCTATAACGCTTGGTTCGGCGGTCCCCTCAAAAAGACCTACCAGACGAACGAAGCGGCGATCCAATCCGCCTTCGATCAGTTCGTGGCCCAGATGGAGAAGCTTGCCCCCAAGGACGCGGAGGCGACTTTCCGGGGCGTCATCGACGGTCGTGTGATGGATTACATGATGCGCCCCGCAAAGGTGATGTTCGATGACATCCGAAAGCGAGCCCCAGGGGGCCAAGTCGAACTCACTCCCATGTTCAAACAGCTTCGGGACCCAAACAGCGCCCTCGGGAATCTCGTGGTGAACAATCTCACGAAGATCCGCGACAGCATGCCGGACCCAGCCGGTGTCCAGGCCATCGACAAGGTCATCAGCCTCCTCCAAACCCCCAAGGGTGCCCAAGTCGGGTTCGCGATGCCGAGGCTCACACTCGATCAAGCCATCCACCTCAAGACCGAGCTGAACAACATCGCCAAGCGACCTTCACTGGGAGGCTCCCCCGAAGGCCAGGTCCTCATCGGGGCCGCTGAACGCATGTCCAAACAGATCGACGACAAGGTCATGGAAGCGCTCAAACGCCAGCAGACCCTCTCCAGCGACACCACGCTCGTCAGAGACTACGAACGCGCCCAGAAGTTCTACGCCGCCGCGACCGAAAAGTACCGCAACGAATTTGTGAAAAAGACGCTCGACACGATCGAAAAGAAGCCTGGCTCCCTCGCTCGCCTCCTCATGCCCAACAACATCGCCTCAGAGTCCGAGCACCTCAACCTCGTCAGATCGATCAAGGCCGCCTACGGCCCTCGCTGGAACCTCGAAATGCGCCCCCTACTCGTCAGCTCACTGGGCCGTCGCGCATTCGACGAAGTCAACCAAACCTTCTCCCCAAGAAAACTCGTGGGGGAATTGGACAAGTACGGCACGACACTGCTTGATGAGATGCTAGGCAAGAATTCCGCAAAGGAAATGGTCGATTTCGCGAAGGTGATGGAGCATGCAGGGACTCGACCGAAGGGTCAAGGCTCCGTTGCGATTCAGCTTCTCTCGGCTGGAGCCGCTGCGGGTGTTGCTGGTGGGGCTGGCTATGCCCTCACCGGAGACATCGAAAAGGCTGCTACGTCTGCCGGAGGCGGTGCCGCCACCATCCTCCTCGGCCCCAGGCTCCTCGGGGAAATCCTCGGCAACCCCCGTTGGCTCAAGGCGATGAAGGAGGGTGTCTTTCAGATGCAGAGGACCGGCAAACCCCCCGCCTTCCTCTCCTCCATGCTCAGGCAAGCCTCAGCCCTCGCCGCGAAGCCTTACCTCGAAGAGTCCCTCGCGATCGAGCCAGACCTTCCTAAGAAACTCGCCACGTTCGGCCAGTTTGCACGAGGGACTGAGCCGACACTTCAATCAGAATCTCGCCCTGGCACAGCCCCACGCGCCGAGTAGGGCGACGACGACATCAACAATCCACTCCATCACACCACCTCCGAGATCAGGAGACAAATCAGCACACCCATGATCATCCCCAAAATAAAGTCCATCCCCCTACTCCTCCTCTTCCCCGACCCACTCATACCATCGCCTCGGCTTCGTCGCACCGGGGAGCTGCTCAGTGTGAGCCTTGATCTCCTCTCCCTCAATCAACGTCGTGAGGGCCTTATCGAGTCGCTCCGCATTCAGTCCACGGCTTGAGACGATCCGCATCAGGTCAGACCGCATGATCTGCTTATAGTGGCTAATGACCTCTGCAAGCCGATCGACATCCTTCGACTGCGTGGAGGCGTTTGCCATCCTGATCGTCCCAGGCATCTCCGCTGCGAGGTTGTCCCAAATATGGATCGCCTCTTGGAGATGATTCAGCTCGATCAACGGCTCATGCCCGAACACATTCCCCTCCGAATCAAATGTCCCTTGCCAACTGGCAATCGCGAGGAGCAGCGAGAGCTTGTAGACCATCTCATCGGCTCTATTGAATGCGGGCTCCATGACACTTTCCTGGGGCTCAGGTCGGCCCATGTACCACTCGTCGTGATACCTCCGCGCCTCATCGGAGAGCGTATACCCCCCCTCCAGCCAGAGGAGACTCTCCACCCGACGCCGGATCTCCTCCCGCACCTCATCATAGTCGTCTGGGTAGATGATCTGCGGACACCGCTGGCGGTAGTTTCGCCTGCCTCGCACTGAACAGACTCTCGCAAAAAACCCCCCCTCGATCGACGTCTTGGGGATACACTCCAGCAACCATTCATCGGTTGTCCCAGCCAACCAGTTGGGGCAAATATTCGACAACTCCACGAATCCGTTCACTCGTGTCCCCTCCATCATGGGGGCAGGGGACGGTACGAAAAGGGCGGTCATCAGCTTCACCAGCTCATGTGCGAGGGCGGGAGTATTGAGACTATTCGCCAGCTCCTCCGTGACAAAGTAGAACTTGGATCGAGTCGATTTCCTTACTCGCGTCACCTTGTCCATCTTTGCCCCGAGCACGAGGTACTCCAGAATATTCTGCTTCGTGCTCATCCCGGAGTAGCAACTGAGCAGCTTGTCCACCATCGACTCATCTCGGCGATTCGCAACATAGTGAGCCTTCACCGCCCCGAGCGCCTCCACAACGAGCTTATGAGCGGTTGAGATCGCCTTCTCCTTACCACTCCCCGACGGGCCGATCAGGAACACGTATAGATTCGGGTAGACCCGATTCACCGAATTCGTCTGCACCCATACCCGATCCCCCACACATGCCGAGATCATGGAGAGGCAGGCCCAGAAATGAAACTGCATCGGGACTTCAGAGGTGCCAATATGATACAGATAGAGATCCAACAGGTCGCGAGGTTGTTCATCGGGCACTGAGTACCTCCCTCATGGCAGACTCGAACGTCTTCCTGTCCGGCATGCGCTTCCATTCCACACTCGCCTTCCACGAGAGCCCCATCTTCACCTCACAGGGCATCGAGAAATCGACGCCACAGTACCGCCGAGGGGCCTCCAATGAGTTCACAAGGAACAACGTCGCCTCAAATGCCACCTCTGGCTCCAGCGACATAAACAGCGAGTCATGACAGTGAACATTGAGTAACCCTAAGTTTCCATGCGCGAGGTGCCTCGACATCGGGATGAGCCCTCGCTGGTTCATGAGGATACCCACCTCCGACTGCGGATGGTAGCTATACCCCCTCCGATACGTGTCATCATTCAACCGATCATACGTGAAGTACAGCCGATGCCCCCAAGAATTCTCCAGCATCCGATAATCGTTGATCTGCCGACGAATCCAGGGGAAGTAGGCCCCCGACAACTCCGGCACTCGGCGATGGTACGTATCGATCATCTTCTGACACTCCTGTTCCGTTCGCACGTATCCATCCTTCAGCAACTCCTCACTGAACTTCTTCCCATGCAAGTCCCGCTGCGCGCCGTGGACGGTTTTCTTCCCTAAGTACCGCTCTGACTTCGTGATCTCCTCTTGGGGCTTCCCGAAGATAAGCGCGGCATTCTCTGTGTGCTGATCGAATTCGTCAGGGCGGAGTCGAGCAGAGCGTAAGTACTTCTCATTTCTCGTGAGGTGGTAGATAAGTAAGTAAACAATTCTTGCCTCTGCTTGGCTGAGATCCACCTCGACACCGATTCGTCCCTCATCAGCGAGAAACATATCTCTTGCATCTCGGTCCACATTTTGGGCATTCGATCCAGTTCCGTTCGGAGACGCTTTAGATTGGAGACGACCCGCTTCGGTGTTGAGTCCATAACTACTCCTGAATCGCCCATCCCCATCGACCCTGGAGGGCTGGTAGAAGTTTGAGAGGGTATCCACACGTCGATGTTCGAGGATCAACTCCCCGGGGGCCTTGAGGATCTCGGGGTGCTTCAGCATCAGTGTCCGGACTGCGACCTCGTCCACCGTGACCGTCTTCACCCCTGGCTTCCGCTTGCGAACCTGCTCGGGCAGCTTCAGATCCTCATAGAACCACTTCTTGAGCTTGGCCGTCGAGATGGATTTCTTCGCATAGAGATCATGCCCGACGAGCGATTTCAACTCCCCTCGAATCCCCTCCACCCGCGCACGCAGTTTCGTGTACTGCTCCCCTCGTACTTGCTCATTGACCCTCACCCCATGCCGCATGATTCGCATGAGGGGATCGAAATTGTCCCAATAGTGTGTGAGGTAAAAATCGAGCCCATTCACTGGCCCCTCGTTCGTCTCGCGTTCCTGATCGAGGAGAGCCTGGTAGTAGGATGCCTGCAACTCCCGCCCCACACACACGTCGATTCCATTGTACGTATGAAATGTCGCCGTGTCGGACGTGAACAATCCCTTCCCGGTCTTATCCCTCGCCATTGACTTCCAGTACGGTTGCCGAGTATGGAGCGAGGCACAGTCATCAAGCCCATGTGGTCCGCTTGGGTCCAGCGCATGGGACATGTACATCGTATCCCAGTAGGCATGCTTCAGTTCGATCTGCTGATCTTCCCATAGCCAGTAGGCTTCGTGGAACCAGTTATGCGCCGCCTTCTCAGTAGGCCCCTCGCAGAGTATACGGATCGCCTCCCAGGCCCGCTTGAGCAAATCGTCATCCTTCCAATAGGCCCTCGTCGTCGGAATGGTGAGCGAGAACTCAGGATGATAACTGAACCCCACACACACGATCGGCCATGGCCCACCCTTCTTCACTGGGGGGTTCTCAATATCCACCGCAACCACCGAACCCTCTGGAAGTCCCTGAACCTCCCCCACAAACTTCTCCACCTCCTCGACCGTCGGTGAGATGACATGGGTTCGCCTAGGCAAGTACAGCTCACGAAACCTCACCTCCTCCGCAATCCGCTCCCAATCCCTCCGACAAATCCCCTCTAGTTCAGGCTGACGAAATGTACTCGCCGGATGAGGAGTCGGCAGGCATTTAACCTCACGACCTCGTCGGTCTCGATACGGCAAAATGGAGCCACGCCAGGAAAGTATACCTGGACGGACTGCTCGTCCATCGCGACTGTGCCAGGGGACCTTCCCCTTGCCAGTGAGGGCGTAGAGCGCGTAGTTCCCCATCGGGACCACCAGCCACGGATCTTCGAGCCGAGCCATGCGTACATGTAGATCCTCCATCCATTCTTCCCACGTCCCGCGATCCCAGGCCGAGGCGTCATTTCCCGGCGGGCGGAACTCGCAAACATTTTCGATGCGGATGTCTCGTCGATCGAGCCCCACAGCACGGAGCCAGCTCTCCCAAATCTTCCCGCTGGGGCCGACGAGGGGCTCCCCATACTGCTCCTCCCACTTGCCGGGAGCCTCAGCTACCACGACGAGCCGGGCGTCAAATGGACCTTTCCCCTGGACGTGGCCGCTCATTTCAGCGCCTCCTGAGCACCAGCCACCCACAGCCGAATGAGTTTCCTCGACTCGGATCTCGGGATCAACTCCAGCTCCGCCTCAATCTTGAGGAGAATCTTCCTTACCTGCTCACATCGAACTTCCCACGGCGCGGAGGTGCCTTTCCCATTCTCTCGTGTCATACCCCCTCCCCCCTTCGGGGGCCAGCCGAAGCCAGCCCCCATCGCAGCACGATGACTTCTACCGCCCCAGCCTAGGCGCAACCCGCGTGGGTGGGGTCGCGGCCCTCGGAGCCCCCATCGTCGGAGGTGTCGGTCTCGACATCGGGCTCGGCCCAGCCTTCGGCGCACCCGCTGCCCCATTCGACTTCGGGGCCTCGTTCGTCACGCCGACCTCAGCCGTCCCAGGAGCCATCCACCTCGCCACCCGGGCATTCATCAGCTCGGGATTGTTCGTGGAAGGCTTGTGCTCCACCTTGGCAAGCACTACCTTCCCGACGCACACGGCGAAGACCTGATCGAGATCGACGCCCTCTTCCCCGTTCCCGATCGACACCCCCGCCGCCGCACAGAGCTTCTTGAACCGCCCTGCCCTGGCCGCAAACGTGGCGTCGCTCTCACAGTTCGGGTCCGGGGTCGCTCGCCCAGCCACCACCGCCTTGTCGTTCTCCCGAATCCCGATGAAGAATCCCTCACGGTGCTCCAGTCCCTCAGCCTCCTTCGGCTCAGCCACCGTGAAGGTTGCCTCGATCCCATACACCTCCTCGCCTTCCTTCCCAAGCATGACCTCTTGCATGCTCTCGACGCGAAGTGCCAGCACCCCCGTCGGCAACTGTTCGAACGGGTCCTTAATCACTGCCGGTAAAATCCTACCCATCTCAAACCTCCTTGGAATATGGTGAGGCTACATCTCCATCGACGCAGCCCCACCGGAAAAAGGAGCCCCCCACCCCTTCCCCCAGACCGTAGACCCCGCACATTCGAGGTATGCCACGGAGGGCAGAGGGCTCCACGTTGTTACACTTTCTTGGATTTCCTCTGCGTATACCCCGCCCAGATCCCCTCAAACGTCGGCTCACAGGGGTTGGGGGCCTTCGCAACAATACTCGTCGCGGCCCACAGTCCATCGTGCCGAGTTTGGGCCTTGTGTATATGCCCCGACGACCCGCGTGTGACGTAGAGTCGGTAAATCTCCGAGAACCCGGCAGGAAGATTTTTCTGTAGCTTCCCGATCGTGAGGAGCCCCCTCACCGCCTCCCCACCGAAGTCCTCTTTATCGCTAGACTCAGAGGTGTGAAATATCGCCACGGTGTTTGTGCCCCACCACATCATCCCAGACATGAGCAGGCGCTCCACATCCATCTTCGCAATGTTGAACGGCTGGCGGCCATCCCATCCGCTCCCAGGCTTAAAGATCTGTGAGGGGTCTGTAGCAGGGAACCCGAGGCGACTTTGCGCTCGACGCACTCCGGCATACTGATAGAACGTCATCGAGTCCGCCACGACTGTAGACCAATTCTGGGCCTCATCCTCGAACCCAGCTAGCCGACTCTCGATCTGGTCCATTGCACGAGGGACATAAGGATCTGGGTCCATGTAGTACTCCACCCGGACGATCTCCTCGCCGTGCTCGTTTAGTACTGAGTCGGCCTTGATCCCAAGCTGGGTGTAGTACTCCTCCTCCAGCCTTACCACGTCTGTCCCCTGTTCCAGATAGGGCGACATTTTATCGGGGGGATCGAATGCCAGAACGAGCATCGGCTTTCCAGGCACCTTCGGCCACGTCGCCGCCATCGTCGATTTCCCTGTTCCAGAGTCACCATAGATCGCCGAGTGGGTAATTGGGATAGGTACGGTAGGATCGAATACAGGCTTCTCCCCAGTCACCGTCCCCGCATCTCCCACCGATTTCACCGCCAATGCTTGCGCTGCCCCACTCCTCACAATCGCCTTCGCCATCTCTCCCTCCTAGTCTTCTTTTGGGTCAATATCGTCAATGTACGCTAGTAGACTACGCGCAATATGATACCCCGAAGTTTCCCAGAATCCGTCTCCATACGGGGCGCGGTGAGGTTGAGCGAGGATATCTCGGATTTCCTCAATGCTATAGGGATAATAGTCGTAGTCACCCATTTACTTCTCCAGCGGGTTCCACCACTCCTCGACCAAGTTCGCCTCGATCATATGCGGCTGTCTCCCAAGATCGCACACCCCCTCTGCATACTCGCACCCCCGACAGGACCCGTTGAACATTCCCTCCTGCGAGAGACGCTGCACGTCCTCGATCGAGTCCGCCTCCTCAAACACCGCTCGCATCTTCGTCGCAGCCTGCACGGCCTCTTGATGCCACTCCTCAATCATCCTCCCAGGGCGCTCATACAGCCCGAGCACCTCCCACTTCGCATGCAACTCCCCACACTCCGCGTACTTCTTCCCATGCGTCTTACACCGCCTCGATGGGTCGCTCGGGATCTTCCCAAACTCAATGGCATTGACGAAGACGCCCAGCACACGCTCGTTCATGCATTGCCTCGCTGCCCAGAGATACGTTGTCAACTGTGCCGCGAGCTTCCATTGCGCTGTCCACCACGAATTGATGCTCCCTGTCGTCTTCGTCTCCACCACCACAAACCCATTATTATACTGTGGAAGCAAGTCAATTTTCCCGATGAGGTGAATCCCCTCAGCTAGCTCCAACTCAAACGGCACCTCGACGTACTCCGGCACGACCGTCCAGGGCAGATTCGCATACTTCCCCCCACCCTTCCGCTCGTGGGCCTCAAACCACCGTCGCATGATGATGCTGACATTTTGGTGAGCTAGCCGATCGTCGCCCGCCACATTCTGAGTCGCCCACGCCTTGTATACCTCATCGAATGCTGCTCTCCCGGCCTTGGCATCCCCATCGGATCGAAAGTACGCCTCCAATGCCGCATGCCCTGCCGTCCCCGCTAGCAACGCCGCCTTCTCCCCCTTCGTCGTCAGCCCTCGCGCATACCTCAGCCACGCCTGCGTCGAGCATGACATCCACGCCCGAAGCGCGCTGGCATCCACGCGAAAGATGCCGTCTGACCCCAATCCCACTCCACCCCAATGCGTCGGCCTCATAAACCCTCCAGGTTAGCCGTAACGATAGCCTCATCACACTCTAGCTTAATCAGACCCTTCGCGACGACCTCATTCAACATTGCCTCGACCGTCACCCTTTTCCCCGTCCGCTTCCTCCGCATCGCCGCGAGCACACACACGCGAGCATGGAGATCTTTCCTGAACGTCCTCGACTGGTAAATCATCGTCTCGAACTTCGCCACCTTCGCCTTCTTCATTTCACAAAACTCCTCTCAGCCAACCTCGACACATACTGCTGGGGGACGAACAGCTTCACGGTGCGATACTGGGGTTGCTCATCATCGAATCCACAGTATCCACAATTCACACATCGACATCCACTCCGGCGCTGCACGATATCGGACCCCCTCGCGTCCTCGAATAGCTCCTCCACCAACAAACCCCCGCACCGTGGGCAGCGTTCCATCGTGGCCTCCTTAGCGTATGGGTTGTGAGAATGGTGCCCCTCTCCGTTTTGCCCATTGATCCGCTTGCTCCCTCAGCAGTCTCGACTCAGGCATGAGATGAATCAAATGCTCCCGATGGTAGGCTGGCATCCGGTCGATCTCATACAGGATTCGAGCCATGCCCTTGATGATGTCATATTCGTCACTCATCTCCACCCCTCCGTCGCACAGCAGACCGCCTCATCCTCACATTCCTCCCGCTTCGCCATCGCTGCACACGACTCGCAGAGCCAATACCCAATCGACTCGACCCATCGCAAGTCCCTGAACCATTCCCCACACAAACTGCACATGCCCCACCTCCACTTTCTCCATCCTCTCATGCTAGATGGAAGTTGTCAAGGGCCGCTCACCCTCCAGGCCGTTCACTCATCTGCCCTGTTCATGATTCATGAACCGCGTGCGCCCGACCCATGCGCGGCCCGCGTCAGGACTTACCGACACAAAAATCACACCATGCCGGATCTCCTCCATGCTTACATGATTCTTGTCTCATCCACCACCACCTCCTCTCGGCACGTTGGGGAAGGCAGGCCGGAATTGCACCGGCTGGCACAGGCTTGTGCTGCTCGCGGTCTTGTGTGCTTCATCGGTTGCAGTTGCCGATGAAAGACGGAATCCCCACCGTCTAGCTTGTTTGGCTATTACACTTTTCAGTGTCATGCCAGTTGCCACCTGGAATTACCTAGAGTGCCTATCCCCCTAGGTCGCCGCTGAACCGCTTCCACAACTACCTGCGTGTCACTGTCCACGCCGCTGCCTTCCTCGGTCGCGGGGTCAACCTTCTCGGTGCTCATCAAAGTACCTCCTCACCTCTGCATCCCACTCAGCATTTTTCTCATCGAGTATTTGAGCGATCAATCTCAACTTCACGGCTGCCAGTGCTCCTCGGTGTTCACCTCCTACCCAGAAATAAACATACCCATCTTCTAAGGTGATAAAGTCATTCGGTCTTTCGAGGATTCGCCGTCGCATCTCCTGTTCGGCAGACGACTTCTGGTCGCTCATGGCTCCCCCTCCTCACACTGGCAGCGTGAGAACAATACAGTAGGCACTAACAGATACGGTGGATACAGGTGCATATCTGTCGGGTACCCAATGTGCACCCATGGCTGGCGCGGCATACGCGGATCATCACATGTGGGCCGATGGCACGGGCAATCACATGGCTGCGTCATCGCCCTGATCGCTCCTCCTTCAGCGCCTGCTCGATGCAGAGCAAAAGTGACCCCATCCACCGTGTAGGGGAATCGAGAGTGCCGTCGTAGCGTCCCTCTAATTCCATCTCCACTTCCCGCAACGCTTCCCGCAGCCGGTCGCGCTCCTCCTCCACCAGCCGCATCTTATTTTGCAGAGTTCGATACCGTTCCTCTTCCCACGTGATCGGCGCGTCTACGTTAGGGGGGCCTGATATACTAGCGTATACATCTTCCAGAAATATCAGCGCCCCCTCCTCTAACTGGCGCATGTGTGTGGGACTGTCTACTTGCTGTACCGTTATTGGATTACATAACTTAAATCGAGTCATGTTCAGCTCTCCTTTTCCTGCCAGTCCATCCTCCACCTGCCGCAGCTTGGCCTCCAAGCTCGCGACCGTGGCGGTTGCCGCAAAGAGGTTGGTTTCCAACTCCTTGACCCGTTGCTCCAGGGCGTCCACTTTGCCTCGGTACATCTCTAGCCGCGCATCCTTTGTTGTGGTTTCGTCCATCATGGCTCCTCCGGGTGTGGGATAGGACCGGCCCATTGACGTACACCAAATTCATCAAGTGGGAGCCAGGCAAAATCCAATTGGACAACACACAAAATGCCGTCATCGTTGTGATCTAGGTAACACATGAAAGGTTCGCCATACTCATATTCATCAAACCATCTGCACCAGTACCACCCCGGTTCCGTCGGCTTCTCCGTCGTCCAGATCATGGCTTGCCCTCCCGCAGGCGCTGGGCCACCAGCTTGAGACTGACAGCCACGTTATGCGATGGGGCCATTGGCATCGCGGAGACAAGTGCCGCCGCCCTCTCCCACCCCCGCGCCTCGGCGTCGCGGAGTTCGTGCATAATCCGCTTGATTCGCTCATCTCTCCCGCAGTTACACTCCTTAGGCTGTCTGTCATCACAGCAACCCCCGTCAGACAAGGGACACGAATACCAGCAATCCTCACACTCATAATGTGAGCCCGCTACCTGCTCCGCCCTCTCCCGTCGCTCGTCGGGGGTCATGGCTGGACCGTCCATGAATCACCATCGTTATACGTTCCGCTCTCTACATCACAGAAGAATTCTTCTGTTACTCCGCGCCTCATAACAGCCAGTGTGACGTAGGCCTCGGCGTTTTGTGGCGTCAGATTACGAGCCATCACTCGAACATTATTCGTTCGCACGTTGACCGCCACTACATCCCTCATCTCTTCCTCCTCCTCACGCGCTTCCAAGTTTCAATTCTTGTCATGATGGGAGCCACCCAATTTCTGTTTGGAAACCAGCCGCCGCTTTGTGTCCGCCGCCCCCATATCGCTTACAGAGTTCAGAGACATCGAACCCCGTACGACTCCTGAACCCCCATTGCCGCTTCTCCTGGCGGTCAAAGTAATACCCGCCAGCGGGAGCTTCCGGGAACTGCGTGCAGAGATATTCCCCAATCTCCGACATGTCCCAGCAACAATTGACGACGGGAATCTTGATGCCACCAAAATCCATCCATCGAGCATTACGGCAGACAGTCGCCACGCGAATCTTTTTTGATTCCAGGAGAATTAGTCCACCGTCAACAACTTTGTCGAATTCTCGCTCTATCTTCTCTGCGAGGCGGTCCCAATCCGCAAATGTGCGCGAGGTGGCAAATATATACTCCGACACTTCCCTACTAGAAGGCAGGGCCCACCGCCATAAATCGCGATCTTCAACGTAAGAAATCAGCTTTGGTCTGAGCCCCAACCAGTTTTCGGTAGATGGGTGCAACTCATCCCAGGTGATGCCGGCCCCACTACGGTTCATGTCGAACACCGCACGGCCTGCCTTAAATTGCTCCAGGGCCTCTTGAGCGGTCTTGTGATGATCGAAGACGGTCACTGACTTGGCTTGGCTAGCCAACTCATCCATTTGTTGCAGTGAGAACGAAAAATCGACAAGGAACACATCGCGGTCAGTAATGTCGTGTGGGAGTGGGTCGCTATAGTTGACGCCCTTATAGATGGCTCCATCGCCAAACTTTCGCCAGGCAGCCCACGCTGCCGTAAAGCCGTCCGGGCAATTATCGTGATACAGCACTAAATTTTCGCTCATCTCTTCTCCTTCCTCACGCCCTTGAGCGCCTGCCGTTCGAGGCGCTTGACAGTTTCCAAGTATTCGCAGGTAGAATCCTTGAATCGCTTCAAGTCAGGCCATCCTCCCCGTTTCATACAGCGTAAGTTACTGCATGTTCCGTTTACGAGCTCATTGCACTGGGCAGAGTGGAACTGTATGAGTTCCGCTACCTCCTCATCCGTCGCGTCTGGTTCCATGCTCCTCCTTCCCCTCCAGGGCGCGCTCCACTTGCTTCAGCATGTGGAGTACTGCGTCCCTATTCCCTAACTGCGTAGCATTCATAAACCCGCAGTGGTCAAACTTAGGTTTGAGAATGTTTCTCCCTACTGAAGAAACAGCCCGCAGCGCCTCCTCCAACTCGCGAACCTTGTCCTGCTCGGCAAACAGCAAGTCTTGATGCACATACTTTTCATGGTACTCGCGGACCTTGGCCCGGAGGGCGTCGTAGCGTTCTCGGATGATGTATAGGCCATCCTGGATTTCTGGGCAGGCGGCCACAACCATGCCATCCCGTGCCCACTTCCAATATGTGATCGGCTCACTCATCGCTGCCCGCCCTCCTCGCGCAGGTGCTTGGGGGTCATGGTGCCACCTTCTCAGTGAAAGTAAAACGACACCGACTTACTGACACCACTTCGTACGGCTAGCTCCGCAGCCTCATCCACCGTACACAGCCCAAGCTCAATCTCCTGTTTCGCCTTCGCCAGTGCCCCCCTCAACCTCGCCGCGATGATCTTCGCGGCCTGTGCCTGCAACACCGCAAACTCCTCCAACACTTCCCCCCACCTCGCGAGTAGGAAGTATTCATACTCCCATGACCCCTTCTTCACTTTCGAGAGCAGCACAGGGTCCTTCACATCTCCATTGACGGGGTGCCACACCACCAACGTACCAAACTCAATCACAGACTGAGCGTGTGCACCAATCTGCATGATCCGCAACGGAATGGGACCATCCGCATACTTCGACATCTCTGTCTCCTTCTCACAGAGGGTCTGGTATACCAGTTTCTCCTGTGCCGTGATCTTGCGATACGGACAGGCTCCCTTCTCCTCAGCGAAAAACCGCTCCTGCCCCTCCAGTCCCAGTGTCTTGACCATCTCCCGCACAGTCTCCAACTCCTCCCCCTCACACGTCGCAACCTCTTGCACCTCAAATGTTTCGACATGCATGTTCCTGTCTCCCTTCGTGGCTATACGGTTAGTTGATTATCACCACCCTACCACTCCCCATCCTCCTTGTCAAGCACACAATGCAAGCATGGTGAGCTACATCACCTTTACAGCGCGGTCATACATCACGATACTTCCCGCCGTCGCAACGTTCAGACAGTACCGTGACGGTATAATCACACACTCATCACAGGCACCCTTTGCAGCATTCGACAACCCCACATCCTCAGCCCCCAGCAAATAGATGGACCGCTTAGCATGTCCGTATTGCGCCAACTTGCATGCAGCATTATCATACTCAACTCCGACAAGTCGGCAGTCATATGGACGCGCGTCCAGGAACTGTTCCAACGTCTGGAAACACACAAGAGGTATGTGCCTCCACGCCTTCGTAGTATCGCTCGACTGCTCACGGTATCTCCCACCGATCGTGAATATAAACGCTGCCCCAAATGCGTATGCGGAGCGCCAGAGAGTACCAACGTTACATTCTCTCTTTGGGTTCTCTATGCCTATCGCAAAGTATCCCATATTCACCCCCTCACGCCAGCATAGCAAGCACGACGAACGCGAGCACACATGTCCACACGAATGCCCAGCCAAGAATCTCACTCCAGATAATCATACCTCTCCTCCTTCGCCCGTAAGAGCCCCCCTCAAAATCCGTTCACGACAATATGGTACGTCAACCAGAGCGCCGCCACGACGATAAGAATCCCCCCAGCCGTCAGCACGGCAAGGGAAAGGATGCTTAGGCCTACCTCCACGATTCTATCCATATCCATCACCTCACCTCCCTCTTACTGATCCCTAAACCGCTCCGCCCACACCACCGAACCCCCCGAACACTCCCCAAGGGAAACTGCCTCAGCCTGCCGCTGCCCTCGGAGCCACACAAACACCAGCCTCACCAAGGCAATCTCACCTCCCCTCATCGGATCAACTGCTCCGTCCCGAACTCGCTGAGCAAAGTAGTCGAAAAACCCCTGCTCCAGTTTGTAGAGATCTAGGTCCTTATCCATTTCCCCCCACTCTCCTTTCCCGCGTAAACCCCACTCGCACGGCGAGATCGTCATAGCCTATACTCCTCAATTCCTTGAGCAGGCGTGCATATTGTCGGCGTTTCACGGGTTTTGTCCTTTTCCTGATGTATTCCCACGCTGCCTCGCCATGCTGCCCGATATGTTCATAGCAGACACAGCACCCCGGATTAGCGGGGAAGTCTGGGAAACACGCGACGATTACTCCATCCTCTTTGTCTTGCCTAAAAATTACTCGATCTGACATTTTCCCCTATCCCCCTTTCCCTCTCCTCTTCCTCGACCTGCTCCGCATGCTCATACCGACACTCAAAGCACGGCTTCCAGCACTGGTGATCCTCGCACCATTCTTCATCAGGCGGATCGAGACATTTATCGTAATCTACGATGTGGTACATTTACTTTTATCCCCTTTTCTTGTTTTCTAGATATACTATTGCCTTTTGCAGAGCTATAATCATTTCTTCTGGACCAGCATATTTTATGTATGTACTGTATGGGGATACATCCTCATCATCTGTCCTACGGTCGCACGGAGTTCCGTTTCGAGACTGAGCTAACGGGCATTCAAAACAATCATCAGTGATATAATGGTGACACAGCGCACAGGTTGCCGAATCCACATCAATAGGCGGTTTTTCGATACCATGTTTGGCCAAGTTTTCTTGTGTCAATCCTATCCACTTCTGTAATGAGTGCTGCAAGGCATTACACTCTTTGACCTTCCGTGCTGGCACAGCATAGTATTCCTGTTTCCACGATTTTTTGCTCATGACGTATTCTCCTGTCTATGGTAATTCTATCTCTATTGGTATCCCCATGAACCAACTATGGTTTACCTCCCTTCTACTTCTTGAGCCTTCGTGCCCTTCCACACTGCATATCTCCCCTTACATGAATTGACCAAGGCTTCTCGTCCGGTCCTGTAAAGTATCCCGTTTCAATCGGATATTCCCTTCCAAACCCCCACCCTTTCGACTTCTTCACATAGCTCGCTACAAACTTCAGTGATCCAGGCCAATTCGAGACAGTGTTTCCAGACAGGTATAGCATAGCCTTTCCAGTCCTCACCATTTCCGCCCTATCTCGATCAGCACAACACGCGTAACAGAACCTTTTACCGTCCTTGTCGATTCCATACCCTGTCGTAAGGTAATCCTCCGCTGTCAACGACGGATGGTGCCCACACTCAAGAGCAGTTCGTTCACAGTAGCAGAGAGTACACACCTTTTGACCATTCTCTAATAGTCTGAACGTCCACCCTCGATAAGGCTTTCCGTCTACCGTTGTCATTTGCCCCTTGTCTTCTTTATGTCCACAGTCAAGTATCATCGTCCTCCCTCCCCTCGATAATGAGCTATTCCTCTCTCACAGAGACCCACACTTCACGTATGTAGAGTTCTCCTGTATCCTCATACTTATCTTTTTTCTCAAACACCCATCCATGAGGAATGGCCGCCATCATACCGTTTACTTGCAATTCATCGACGTAAACTTTCGAGACACAGCGGCCATATTCCTTTTGTAGAGAACGAAACAATTTCCCTTTGTCTGTCGTGTATGGCTCGTACCAACCAGTTTCACCGAAAATCGCGTTTTTGTCTTTGTTTAAGTATGTCTCTTGAACCAGCATCGCACCCCCCTTTCAGTACGGCGGTATCTCAATCTCCGCCGGAATGTTCATAATCGTACACCCTTCGGTCTGATACCCCCTCAACTGGTACGCTTCCTCAACGTCCATACACGCATTCACACTAGGGTAAGGTCCCACAAGCATAGGGAAGCTCCGCCCCTCGATGATAAGGATAAGGAACCATCCGACGAGGTAGCCTGTCATGACTCGCCCTCTATAGCGAAGAAAGCTTCTGAAGCTCTCCTCGCCCATTTTTCGATCTCTTCCGCGCAAACTGCTAAGTATGCTGCATCAATCTCGCCCTCATCGTCGCATTCTGCGATAGCCCGCAAGCAATCGGCAACAGCTACGGCCTCGGATTGACCCGACTCATCCAGCATCGCTAAGACTTTCTCAATTTTTTCAGTTATCACAACTCCCTCCCCCCTTCTACCCCACCATCGGTCTGCCCGGCGTACACGGTCCCGTTGAGATCCCCTTCAGCTTGTACGGCCGCATCAGATGCAACGCCTCTTCCACCTTTCTCGACATGACCAGTTCACATACCTGTATGCTAGAAAATCCGCTATGGACCTCCTTCTTTGTTGATCCATCGGGCATGAATAAGGTGAGCATAAACCAGTATGTAACTTCTGGAACCATAGCCGTACTCCTATATCGTTACGCTCCTACTGTCTCTGGCTCAGCAAGCAACAGCGCTCCAATGCGATCTACTTCCAACATCGGGATGACGTGGCAACCGATATGCACATCTGTTTCGGTGACTTGAGAAACCGTGAAGTGTCCAACCCTACGGCCTACAATGTCTCTCCCGGCTTTCAGCATCCGGTACAGCATGCGGGCCTCGATGGTGGGAACTTCGGCCCCTCTGGAAGTCTCTACTTTGTCCCCTGAAATTCGGAGGGCAGTAGAGGAGAAATACCGTTGAGAGGATTCCCCAGCCTTCCACTTATCCAGTTCCGCTTGCTCCTCGATAGCCGCTTGTCTCGCCCGCTCCTCCCACATAGCACGGCATAACGCTTTCTTCTTCTCTTGTTCTGCCTCTGCCCTTTCCCGCCGCTCTTCATAGGCGGACATCCACTCATCAGACAGGAAGTTATCAGACAGAATTGCGCTGAGGTCCTGAACTACAGAGCTTTCAATATCCTTTTCGTCGATCTGTGAGCGGAAAGTCTTATAGTATCCCTGGACAGTTTCAAGGAAGTTGTTCATTTGATGAAAACTCAAACGTACTCTTGCCCTCTCAAGTCGCCCTTTCTCCTTCCTCGCACACTCCACAAGGTAGGTGAGGTTTTTCACGTGGTCTGTGAAACTGGGGACCACAAAGGAAGTGTACTGGCTCACTCCTTCGTGAACATAGCTTAGATGCTGTGTTGTGGTAACAGAGTGGCGCCTCGTAGTGATGAGAACAACAGGGGCTCCATCATCCCCTTGAGCGAAACGCGCCATTTCAAAGTGATGCCCGTAACTGTAGATACTCGGACCTTGAAAGAAAATTGATCGGTTTGAATTACGTCCCTCTTCCTGTGTTTGCGATGCCCACACATGGACAGTCTGGCGGCTGTTGAATACTGTTTTCATGCTACCCCCCTTTCCCACTCTGGGTTCATCTCCCTCCCTCTGACAATCTTCAAAGGGTATGGGGAATTCTCCCGGTATGCCCTGCGATTCTCACACATGCCTCGGTAAGTCTCCTCGAAATTCTCATACTCCCACCCACACCCGTAGTCACAGTAGAACTTCCACCCATAGAGATACTTGTTAACTTTCTTCCTTACCTCGATTTTCATGGTTTGACCTCCCCCTTCGCCAAGGCAAGAGCGGTCTTAACGCGCCGTATCCAGTCCGGAGCTTGTGGTCCAAGGTGATCGAGGGGGCATTCTAGGCGCTCCCATTCCTCCGCTACAGCCTCTAGCGCGTCTAGCATGGCGTCGAAGCTGTTGACCGCGCGGACGATCAGTTGTGCATTAGCATCAACGGTACCCCCACTTTCTTCACACAGCCACGCATCCTTGAGCACAGCTAAATGCGAGACTAGGCCACCTACTGGTTGATGCTCAATTACACAACGCCCTACGTCATTTTTCCTCACGGTCCACGGTCTCGGTGTCGCGTTCATGGTCAGGCTCCTCAATCCATATCTTGTTGTCGATTTGCTTCCATCCAGGCCGTGTGGCTGTAATGAACCCGCTGGCATTTCGCGGCCTAAGTGCTCGTTGTAAAGCACAAAAGAAATACCGACCACGTGACCCATTAGCCTGTTTTGGCTTCCTGTACTTCCACTCATTCGCTGCATCGAGGACTCGCTCTACCTCACTGGGTGAGAGGACAAAGAAGTCCTTTTCTATAGGTATTCGATACCTGTGAACCAAGTTTGAGGCTTCGTAGGCGTTCATGATCTCCCCCTTTGGTTGCGCCCGGTACAAGGCCCCAGGCTGGCGCTATGGTCAAATAAAATTCTTGCCGGCAAACTTGTCATAGACCTGTAGTATTTCTGCTATTCCTTCCTTGCCCGTAAAATGTGGGTTGACAGGCCAGGACATGGCAAACCCATCCTTTGGCGCCTCGTGCTCCATCACACCTAGAGTGTTTGGCATGATGATTCTGTATCCGCCCGCTACTGGTTCGATGTACAGATTCCAGATTGGTTGTCCTTGTGTGTCTCTCATTGTCGTCCTCCCCCTTCGTTGCGCCCGTTATGCCTGTTACTTCAGAGCATTAATGAGAATAGCTACATATCCTACCAACAACGCCACTAGTACCAATGCGCTGAATCCCCACACGACGACCATGCCCGCTGTCTCAATAGTGTCATGCTTTCGATTCATCACTTTCTCCCTTTTGTGGTTGCGGTTCATGCCCTCTACATATGCATGTGCCATGCCCACCCTACCTAGATCGTAACCTGTTGATATCCCTACCTCGACAAAATCCATACCTTGCCGCAACGAGACACTTTGTCCACCCCTTTCGACATAATTCTATACCATAAGCAGCAATATCAACTACTTACACACCGGACAACTTGTCTCACCCCTGGACAGTTTGTCCCCTGATCCTACATGCATGCATATCTCATACCTCTCCCCTAGAGCCAAACCCCTAGGCCCCAAAACTGCAACCCCTCAACACCATTATATGTTATCCAATGTTCGTGCAGCTTCATAACCTCTAACCCCCTGACAACCCTACAACTTTCACAACTTCCTGAACTTCGCTAGGCAGGTACAAGAATCCCTCTCCGTACAAAAATGGACACTCGCCCGCGAGCCTGTATCCGAATCGATACAATCCCATACAAATCAATAGGATAGAGGAGAGAATAAATAAATATATAGTAACCCTAACTATTATTGGCATTTTCTCTCCCGGGACGGATTTGGATACCTGCCTAGGGCAAGTTTGGCAAGTTGTGAAAGTTCTCGCATTCTCGGCATGTTGGGAGACATGAAGTGGGAGGAAGTTAGAAGAATGTTGAGCGATATCACATGGTTAGAGTTCAGGCCCGTCCAGGTTGTGACCTAGGGGTTTGTGTAACATCCGTGTAAAATCATGACCAAAATCATGTTTTTGGTGTATGGTGCCGAATCCATACACACATCATATGGTACCGTGCTACCTCGCACCACAATACGTAGCAATGTGGTGGACCGTCCACCAACTCGACTCTGGCCCAGTCCTCGCCTTAGCAAGTCTCGTGCCACATCCAGGCACAGATCTTGCTAGGCCCGACTCTTGCACCCTG